ATTGGTTAAATTAGGCGATTTTAAAGATATTTGTGATGTTCTTCAATTAAAAAAAGACGAAATTCAAGAGTGCAAAACAACGCTTGAAGCTTTTAAACTAAAAGGCATGAACGTTGATTCCGCAATAACTCCATTAGATGAACAACATCTCGAAATTGATACTCAGTGGAAACTCAATGTTAATAGTTTAGTGGAATTTAAAGATAATATCGTCGAACTTGTCGATGCAATGAATAAAGATGTTGAAAAATACAGACCAGTTAAGCAATATGATGCACCTAATGTAGACGGTGATGTGCCTAATGTAGACGGCGATGCACCTAATGTAGACGGTGATGTGCCTAATGTAGACGGTGATGTGCCTAATGTAGACGGTGATGCACCTAATGTAGACGGTGATGCACCTAAGGTAGACGGTGATGCACCTAATGTAGACGACACGGTGCCTAAGGTAGATGGGAATTAACTGAATCTTATAAGAATTTATCACCAGCAATAATAACAGATTGGCCTAATATTTCTGGGATTTTTGAATTTTTATCGTCCATCATTTCTAATATATGTTCTATATCATCAACCTTTTTCTGGTCAATTTCAATCTTGCACTCCGCACACCCATTATATATTTTTAACAACTGTCCCATGTTATAATGAGTGTCATTAATAACAACTATTTTACAAACATTTAAACGAATATGCTCAAATATACTATTTTTAATTACCGGATTCGATTGATTAGATGAATCCTTAGAATCGTCTAACATTCTCCTCCAATTGAAATCAATATGCATTGTCATAACTTCGCACATTTTTAGCAATCTTACATGAATATGTAGTTTTATTAGATTACATATTTTTTTAACGCGCAAATCATCTTCTGACTGTAAATCAGAGCCAGATTTTTTGCTATGCACTCCAACATTTTTAGGTTTGAATATATCTTCACTATTGCACGCATCAATATCTTTCTCTTCCCATTCAAAATCATTTATTAACATTTTGCGATATCTATCAGCATGACTGATGACTATCGGCGAATTCATAATTTCATCAAATGATGAAGTAAATTTTTCTCTGGTATAGTCGCATAGTTTTTCGACGTATTTATAGGTTTCGATTTCAAATATTTGTTGGAAATCTTCATTATCCATTAATGTCATATATTGATTATCCGAATTAGGGGTATTTAACATATTCCATATTGAATATCGAAAAATTTTATAGGTTATGTATTCAAATCTCCGTATGGCATAATCAAAAAAAAGATTCATATTTAATTGCTGTTTGACAGTATGTAACATAACACAATGTGCTGAATCGGTTGGAGTATCTAAGTTAATATTCGGGTCATATGTAATACCATGGATAATGTCTTCCATCGATGGTTTAACTGAAATCGAACATAATCGTTGCTGTAACTCATAGACAGTGCGCGTATATAATGCATGTGATATCAAATCACGTGTTAGACAAATATCTAACTCAGAATCATATGTTATATTATTTGTAGAAGATGATTTGTCAATATCATCGCTATGTGTTTCATCGCCACTAATGTCCAGAGATGGAGTGTCGTCAGAACATTGTTTTTTTGATTCAGCAATATTTTTGCGCAACATACTTATAGATGGCCAAATATTAGTGTTATTTTTCTTCGCAAATATATTCGCCGATTTAACCTCTTCCTTTAGATTTTCAAAAAATGTATGTTCTGTTTGACGTTTATGTGGTATTAAATGTCCTTTCAACAATTTTTGCGTGTTGTTTTTAAAGTTATGATTGAATTGTTCAAGAATTTCCTCGTTTATCTTTGGACTCATAAATTTGTTATTGTATATGTTAAATTCACATGTCATAATATCTTTCTGTTTGAAAATAAATTCTTGTAATACTGTATTGAATTCTAATACATGACGATGCAATTTTTTACGCATGAATATTTTTACACTATCCAAATTGAAGTGAATATTTCGCTGTTGCAATATATCACCATATGTATCTTTTAAAAATTTTATCGTATTTGCAGAGATAGTCTCTTTTTCTTTTAAGTCTGTAACCATCTTAGACAATGATAATAAAAACATATCATTTCCATTTGCAATTTCACTGCTACATTCTAAAATATTATTGTAAATATTATCATACGTAATCTCAGTATCACTGCAACATCGGTCGAAATGGGTTAAACAATAGATAACATTGTTCTTATTGCGATTTTTAACTTCATCTAAGATACTTGTGTTGAGAGAACCGATGTCTACATCGAATCTATGAACAAATAGTATGAATATATTCTCTTTTTTTAGATAATCTTTTACTATTGCATACGATGTTTCATGTTGAGATTGTTTTTCAGTGGTATCACCATTGCCTACTAATCCTGGTAAATCAACCAATGTCATCGATGATGTACATGTTGGACTCCATATTTTTATAGATATAGGTTCAAATACAATTTGCTTACCTATTGTACCTTTGAAATGAGTAAGCAACTTCCGTTGTAATTCATCCTGTGATACACTTGTAAATTGTTTTGTGGTTGGTTCTTCAAATTCAAATTTCCATCCCATTTTTGCATCACATGGCTCAAGTAAATATCGCACGGGACATCTAGTCGCAAATAAACTATCTGTATATGCAATGTTTACACCGAGTAACATACATAATAAACTGGATTTGCCCGAAGATTGGTCGCCAATAATAATAAATTCTTCGCCAGTATTATTAATTGTCTCAATTCGATGTCTTAAATCAGCAATCTGTTGAAGATTATTAACAGAATCGGTTTGTACTGATTCTGTTATGGGTGTTGTTCGTATCGTATTTCCCATATTTTTATAAATCCTATTAAATTCAGCATTGACGCCCTCTAATTTTTCATGAATGTCGTGAATATTCGTTCTATACCGTTTACTAACATTTTGTTTTTGTTTAGGCCCATCGAAAAATTTCACTTTATTTTGAACTTCTTTATGTTTAACTCTCAAAACATTTCTTATCGAACTCGTGTTCCAATTAGTCAACCATATTTTAAAAAATGAACGTTTCAAATTTAAATACCCGATTGTACCATTTTCTAACAAATGTGCTAGATACCTTATTGAAATTATTGCTCGACTGAGTGACACCTTATTAATTTCTGATGTTTGTTCATTCTCTGTGATTTTCGATTGTTCAATGAATTTCCGTTTTATTTGCAGAATTTGAACGCATCTAGCCATACTATTTAATAGACATGTAGCCCATTTATTAAGGTAATGATGTAACTGATTTGTTTCAATAATTATTTGTTGTGCTCTGGTTTTGAATAATTCAAGTAACACTGGTGTTTTACTTGTTAATTTTACCGATGCAGTGTTATGTCTTTCGATTTCGACAGAATTATATACTGAATTGTTAATCGTTATAGTTGTTGACTTGATTGGGTCACTAATAAATAGCGGTATTTTATTTTTTTCTTTAAATGAATCGTCATACGATTTTATGAAAATGCATTTGCCGAGAGCATTGTCGTTTGCGATATATACAGACCTGTCATATAATTTATTTGATATAATTTTTTGAAGAACAAAATGTTCTCCAAGTTCATATGCCATTTTTAATTTATAAAAATATTATATTTTTACATAATTAATTATTAAACGCATAATATTTTAGAACTATAATATATGATTATGGAGAATGAAAATTCTTCTAACTATATGCAAATGTTACAGCAAAACTATTTGCTTTACATTGTGTTTGTTAGTATAATTATGAATAAAATCTTTCAAAATATTGAAAACGTACATATAACATCTAATTACGAGGTAGTTGAAACAGATACGGCACGTGAATATGTTCAGAAACTAGTTGACGAAATAATTGAAAATGCGATAGAAAAATGTAGTGAGTATGAAAACGAAAACTTCGATGATACTCCGGTAATAAATGATGTGTCGTATAATGTACCAGTCCCAGACGTTACTTATGTAGCAAAGCAAGCTACTTTTTGGCAGTATATTAAAACGTATAAACCATTTGCATATATTGTTTAAATATTTAAGACGTGATATTATATGAAAGAGTGGTTGATAAATGGAATATTAATAGGGACTCTTAATATTCCAATTACCTATCTCAGACGTCATTTCTATATATTATCAAGTGATGATTACTATTTTATAAATTGTTGGTGCAGAGGCTGTATTATCTCAATTATTTACTTTTTTACATACGATAGTATATGTTTGCAATATTATTTCACTGCATATATCGGTATTATTATAGGGGTTCAAAAATATTTATATATTAATACGCGAGATGTTTCAATATGCGACCCACACTATATAGATAGAACATCTACAATGTTAGCAGATGCGATTATTTGGGGAAATTGGAATGTTATGTGCTTTGGAGGAGGAACTATAATTGTATTTGGTGTGATGGTTATTGATAATGTCTGCGTATCTAACTGGTTTAATATCCAACATATAGACAGTTTGCCTCTATGTGAAAGTTTGCTTCATCCAAACAATAGTCGCTCTACCGACCGTAATCATCAATATATCGCAAGTATAATGCTGAAAACAATTCAATATATATCAATTAAATCAATCATTTATTATAACACTGACATATCATTAATGTGTTCTACTCCGATTATATTTTATTGCACGATAAGTGAAATCTTCGCATTTTCAATCATTAAAATTTCAATGAATGGGCCTTTTATTTTGGACACATATGCACCTGTCGAAAATATAAGAGATAAAGTATTTTCTTTAATTACTATTTGTATTTTGGAATTATGTTACGATTATGGGTTCATCTTTATTTTAACGTATAAACCAAACATTGGATATATGTTAATTATATTGGATACTTTTCGGTTAATTGAGGAGATAGTTACTGTGAATAATAATGAAATTATCGATTTGTCGCGGGATTTTAGAATAATTGGTATCATTATATATCTTTATGGGGCAATGTTCTTTTATCCAACGTTTATTTTTTTAAATTAAATATTGTGATTACCACAAACAAATCATGGAACCAATCATAACGAATGTCGCAAGTGCGATGTATATTGGATTTATCAATGATTGAATAATGTATTTTATTATACTATTATTTGTAGATTTAAATTAATTATTGTGTATATATAGAAAGTTTTATTAATACTAATATATATATATGAAATATAGATTGACAACCGGTGATTATGTAGAAGTTGTTATATCAGATTCTGGTAGAGTACAGTGTATAAAATATGATAAAAGTGGTATGCAAAAAATGAATACATTTAATGTATCAAAAGATACAAATATATCATGTGAATGTGATGTGATTGTTATGAACGATAATAGTTTCATAGTACTATGGTTGCAAAATATGAATGATAATTTATATCAAATCTGTATGAGAAGGTACACCCAACAAGGTTTAGCTAAACGAATTGTTGAATTACATATGAATAATTATGCGAAAATCGAAAATTTTCAATCGAATAGTGACGAACAAAATATAAACTTTACATGGTATTCCAAAGACAACAGGAAATTCACCATAACAACAAATATGGATGGCGAAATACATACACCAGAGACAGAATGTTTCGAGCCTGAGCCTGAGC